CATTGCCATATAGGACAGTAGCGAGAGCCCGTATTCCATCATCATTCATCTATAGGGGTATTCCTTCCTCCTGTGCTGCGCAGATCAGTGCACGGTTTCCTCATCTTCATCGAACTCGATCACGACCGCTGTGAGCCCGCCGTCGCCCTCTCCCAAGAGTTCGATGTGCCGCAGGATGAGCATTTTGGCCAGTAACTTGGCGAGCTCTGCATTTCCGATCAGGTGGCACAGCGACGCCGCGATGTTGGCCGCTGAGAAAGCAGTGAGCTCAGGGCTCGCGCCCCGGTCGCGCATGATATTGATCCAGTCCGCGCAAAGGTGCGCGTACTTGTCCGCAGCCTCCTCTGGACAGATGCCAAACATGTCTTCGAACTCAGTCGCCATCGGCCTCATCCTCTTCCTCGATCAGCGCGACTGAATTGAGCAGGTCCAACGCTATCGCCTCAGCGAAATCAGCGTCTTCATTTGCGCGCAGCATGCCCTGAAGCATCATTGACACTGCGAGTGAAATCACAATCGGGTTCGCACGCGGGTCGTTCGTGTACTTGTCCGCAATTGTTAGGACCATCTCGTTCGCCATCTCTGCCGCCAGTTCGACTGTCGGGTGAGGGGCCTGACCTCCCTGTGGTTGTGTATCGCTCATTTCTCTGCCTTCCTTTCCTTGCATGTGGTTGCCCCTTCTCAGGGGCGGATGGGGGAGAGCAGAACTCGATATAGAGCCCTCCCGCCGGCTTCCCCGCCTTCTGTCGCTCAGCGGTGGAATAGAGCAGGTATTCATAATCGAACACCTGCACTTTTGGGCCTTTCCAGCTGTCAATCATTTGCTTAAAGACCGTGATGGCACTGTTGTCGGACAGGTGCCCAACCTTCTTACGCGGCGTCTTTTCGCCTGCCTCATGGAGCCAAATGCTCGCCATGCGCCCTTCCTCTCCCCTTCACTTCTTCTTGGCTGGTGCCTTGCGCGCCTTCGCGCTGGTGGTTGCGCTCTTCGCCGGCGTCTTGCTGCTCTTGTTCGCAGGAGCCTTCGCCTTGGCAGGCAGCGCGCTTATTTTCTTCGCAGGGGCCTTTGGCTGGGCCGTGGCCACCTTCGATACCGCCGGCTTGCTCACGACGCTCTTGCTGTCCAAATACTCGAGCAGGAGGTCGCGGTAGCCCTTGACCGCCTTGGCATAGGTGTTCGTGCCGGCGAGGGGGTAATCCTCAACCGCGTTGCGCAGACCCGCCTTGGCAAAGTCATAGAGCTTGGCCATGTGGTTGTTGTACGAGAGGTTCGCCTCTGACTTGATCTCGACCGGATCAGGCAGGACGCCGCCCTCCAGCTGCTTACGCGCTCCAGAGAGAATGGTCACTCTGCGCTTGGGCTGCGGCTTGGTCGCCTGCACCTGTGCTGCCAACGTGGCCATCAAGCCTTCGAACCCTTGCGGGATAAACGGGGTGGTTTCCATCTTTTCCTCCATTACCTCATGAATGAGCATTTCGCGAACAAGATCGCGATCCTCATAGGGGTGCATTACTGATATCTGCATGTCATTCCTTCCTATCGTTGCTGAGCGCACGTTTTTGAGGTATTCCCGGGTAGTCAACCGCACCTCACGCCCGTGAGAGTGGATTGCCGGGATAGTGCCTCAGCGGGTGCGCTGTTATCACAACGCTGATACTATTGCGTCCTTTCAGGCGGTTTGCAAGTCCAAATTGTCATGAAAGTGATATTTATGCCCCGCAAGCCCACTCAAGGCGATGAGCCGAAAAACCCGTTAAACGTCGTCCGCCTCCCCGATAAAAAAGGGCCAACGAACGTGAAGCACGTTCCAACGGAAACTTCGCGCTTGCTTGTGATGACTGGGAAGCTCAGTGGCTACACGCATGAGCAGCTCGCCGACATGCTGCACATCGACCGCAAGACGCTGGCGCTGCGCTACCCGGATGAGCTGGCCACGGGCAAGGAACGCATGCTCGTAAAGGTGGCGAACAACCTGTTCACCATCGCCACACAGAGCCGCGACCTCAAGGCCGCGATCACGGCTTCGATCTTCATCCTCAAGACGCAGGGTGGCTGGCGTGAGAACGGGCCGGCCAAGACTGAAGAGGGTGACCGCAAGAAGGTGGTGGTGAGCCTCAACATTGGCGACAAGGAGCCTAAGACCGCATGAGTGCGGCATCCGCCACGGTCGAGGTGCAGTACAACCGCCCTCCGCTGTATGCCAAGCAGCGGGAGGCGATATTCGATTGCGTTGATATCGATGGCGAACCGGCGCGCTATGGCGTGGTGGAAGCCTCGACCAAGGCCGGCAAGACGGTGGGCTGTATGGCGTGGTTCGTTGAGCAGGCGTACTTGCTCGGCGCGCCTAACCGCAACTTCTGGTGGGTCGCTCCGGTGTACCCGCAGGCTAAGATCGCATTCCGCCGCATTAAGGCCGGCCTCACCCCGGGCAGCTACATCGCCAACGAGAGCGAGCTCACCATCAAGCTGCTCGATATTGGCTCGGTGCTCTGGTTCAAGACGGGCGAGAAGCCTGACAACCTGTATGGGGAGGACGTGTACGCCGCCGTGGTCGATGAGGCCTCGCGCTGCCGTGAGGACAGCTGGATCGCGCTGCGCTCCACCCTCACTGCCACGAATGGGCCAGTCCGCATCATCGGGAACGTCAAGGGCCGCACCAATTGGCACTACCGCATCGCCCGGCTGGCTGAGAGCGGCGTCTCTGGCTTCTCCTACCACAAGCTCACCGCCTATGACGCCGTGGCCGCCAACGTGCTCGACGCCAAGGAGATCGAGGACGCCAAGCGCCTGCTTCCTGAGGATGTATTCCGCGAGCTCTACCTTGCTGAGCCCTCGGACGATCAGGGCAACCCCTTCGGCGCAAAGTTCATCGACCGCTGCATCATTCCAGAGTTGAGCAGCGGACGACCCGTGGCTATCGGCGTTGACCTCGCCAAAAGCTACGACTGGACCGTGGTTGTGGCACTCGACCGCGACGGCAAGCTGTGCGGCTTCGAGCGGTGGCAGGACAGCTGGGAGAACACCGTGCCGCGCATCCTGAGCCTGTGCGGCTCAGTGCCTACCCTCGTGGACAGCACCGGCGTCGGCGACCCGATTTTGGAGCGGCTCCAGCGCGAGAGCTCGACCTTCGATGGCTACAAGTTCACATCCCAATCCAAGCAGCGCCTCATGGAAGGCCTTGCTGTGGCGATCCAGTCCAACGCCATTGGCTACACGGACGGGCTGATAAAGAAAGAGCTCGACACGTTCGAGTATCAAATCACGCGAACAGGTGTTACGTATTCCGCGCCTACGGGTCTCCATGACGACTGTGTTGTTGCATTGGCGCTCGCTTGGCAGCAATACAGTAGCAGCAACATGCGGCTGCACGATCTCGAACCTATGGGCCTAGAGCGTATTAGCCCGTGGTTCGGCGACCAAGACTACGGAGGCCTGTGATGGCAGAAGAGATCAAGCCCGGGAAACTTGAATACGACCCGACCAGTATCGGCAACTCGGGCCTGCGCCAGTTTGGCGGATATGTGCAAGAAGAGTTCCTCAAGGAGCTCAGCTCGACCAATGCGTCTCGCATCTACCGCGAAATGTCGGATAACGACCCTGTGGTGGGCGCGCTGCTGTTCGCCGTCACCATGCTCATCCGGCAGGTGGAATGGCGCGTACAGGCAGCCGACGACACCCCTGAGGCAGAAGAGGCCAAGGATTTCGTTGAAGGCGTGATGCACGACATGAGCTCCTCGTGGTCCTCGGTGATCGCTGAGGTGTGCTCGATGTTTGTGTATGGCTATGCACCGCTCGAGATCATCTGGAAGAAGCGCAATGGACCAGACGCGCCCAACGGCACAGGTCGCTCCGCTTTCAACGATGGCCGCATCGGCATTCGGGCCCTCTCACTGCGCGCTCAGAACACCATCCCCAAGTGGCTGATCGACGAGGAGGACGGCTCCATCGATGGCATGTTTCAGCAACCCTACAGCGGTTCGATGGTGTGCATCCCTATCGAGAAGCTACTCCTGTTCCGCACCACTGAGGAGCGGCAGAACCCTGAGGGCCGCTCGATCCTGCGG